TTCTCACGCCATGTAGTCGCACCAGATGCAGACATCACAGGTGAAAGCACAGAGGTGCAAGCCATCTGCGCAGCCGTTCATACGCAAGCAGTAAAAGACGCATACGCAGCCCACATTGCGGCACAGGAACAAACGGCAGCAGAATAATGGAAATCGACGGCATGCTATTCTGGAACGTCCTCTTGACGCTGGTCATTGCGCCAGCCTTTTGGACGTTCCGTCAACACACAGCAGAGGTGAAACGACTAGACATCTTACTGAACAAGACGCGGGAAGAGCTTGCCAAGCAATACATTACCAAAGAGGAAGTCCACATGGACATCGGTCGCGTCATCGACCGCCTCGAAGCTCTCGATGCAAAGCTCGACCGCATCTTGGAGTTAAAGGGACGATAACCCTGTTCCCTCAGTGTAAGATGATCTCGTCTACATAGGAGGACACCATGAAATCATCAGCAACTAAGAACCGTGCCTTTGGCACCGTCGTCGCAGGCGCAGCAAAAGCGAAGAAGGGCAAGAAGCAGAAACGCAAATGAAGCCAGCCAGTAAGATCAAAGCCATCGACGGTCTTACGAAATCGCAAGGTTGGCGCGTACTGCGCGAGGTAATGGAGCAAGAAATTCTGCAAGCAGCAATGCAAATCGCAGAAACCCCTTCCATGCCACTCGATGAAATAAACTTCAGACGCGGTTCCATATGGGCCGCCAAAACAATGTTGGAGTTACCCGAACGTCTGCGCATGAAACTCGAAGCCGAAGCTGTACTCAGCAAGGACGACAGCCCAGACATCTAGCGTGCATACTCGCAACATTAACGCAAACCGTCCCGCTTCGGCTGGACAAAGGAGATAGAAATGGCAACACCGCAATCACCCGACCAGATGGCCGCAATGGTAGACAACATCGCCGCCAAGCAGATGGGGGTCGCTCCGCAGCAAGCCGAGCAAACACAGCAAGCCAAAGAACCACCCAAAGAAAGCCCTCAAGAAAAGGCAGCAGAACAAGGCTCGCCTGAAACAGAAGGCGATAAAATAGGCGCAGACGCCGTCATTTATGAGGTTCAGTTCGCAGACAACGACACTCGCAAGCTGACCCCGCAACAAATTAAATCGACATTCGAACGCTACAGCGCGATGAACTACAAGAACGCGCAGTACAAACCCATCATGGACTTGCTTGAGCAGCACATGCGCCAGTCTGGCGAAAGCCCCAAGCAGATGGCTGAACGTCTGGCTTCTATCCAGAAAGCCCAGCAGTCCAACCCGCAGATGGGCAACACAGAGGGCGATAAATCTGGCCCTCCCTACGACAAAGCTCCACAGCAAGGCGACCTAGACGCGACCCTGAAGAAGTGGGAAGAAGAGAACGCAGCGTCTCTACCCCCTGGATACCGCGACATGATGGTCGGCAGCCAGCAGCAGATGCAAACAATGCAGCAGCAACTGGCTCAAACTCAACAGATGCTTCGCCAAGTCTTGGGCAATGCACAAGGTATGACGGACGCCGCCCGCGCTGGCATGCAGCAGGGCCAAGCAAAGCAAGCAAACGCAGTGCGCCAACAAATCGCAAACAACATTGACCGCAGCCAGCAAGCTCTCAAGCTCCCAGACGACAAGGCGCAAGACTTCATGGTCTTCGCAGCAGAGCGTGGCTACACAATGGAAGACTTTGCAGACGTCCAGCTAACTTTTAAAGTTATGTCAGACTTCAAAAACAACATGGACAGCCCAGAGATGGAACGCATGCGCCAGATTGCCCAGCGCAGACAAGCCTTCACTGGCTCTCTTGGCTCAACTCCAGCGGCAGGTGCGGCACCAGAGGCAGCACCAGAGGGCGACCGCTTCGATCAATTCGCTTCTGCCGCTATGGCGAAGCGCGGGATGGGATAATTTACCTCGTATTCTCCCTGACACTGCACCGCTTCGGCGGTGCTTTTTTTTGATAGGGACGAAAAACTTAAAACAACCGTCTACAATCACATCAATGCCACACGTCGCGCTACGGCCTGACAGGCAGCACTGGGCATCGCGATGGTTTTGACCGCGTAGCTCGCTGAACCGCTAAATGTAACCAGCCTTATAAGGAGACACTCTCATGGCTGCTATCCAAGGACTTCGCGGATCAGGCGAGTTTTCGACTGATTTCCGCCCCAAGAACTACCGTGAGCTTTTCACGCTTATGGAACCAAACGGCAACGCGCCACTGAACGCACTTTTGGCAATGGGATCATCTGAACCTACAGACGACCCTGAGTACAAAAACTTCCGTGACGAACTGCCTGACCGCAAAATGACTGTGAACGGTGCTGTCGCTTCGACATCTACTGGCACAATCACTATCGACGCGTCTGACGACAACAAGTTTGCTGTCAACGGATCAATCGTCGTGAACAGCGAAACTGGCGAAGTAATGCACGTTACTGCTGACACTACAGCGACCACGCTGACTGTCACCCGTAACATCGGCGGCACTACGCACCAAATCGCTGACAACGCGGAATTGTTCATCGCTGGCTTCGCCGCACAGGAAGGTGGCTCATCGCCAACTGCAATCAGCTTCGACGCAACAGTTGCATCGAACTACACGCAAATCTTCCGTACAGCGTTCCAAGTATCGAACACTCTAAACTCAACCTTCTTGCGCACTGGCGACAAGATGGACGAAGCAATGACCAAAGCTCTAAAGCTACACATGTCAGACATCGAACGTGCGATGTTCTTCGGCGTGAAGCACGAGAGCAACGGTTCTTCTGCGCAACCAACTCGCTTTACTGGCGGTTTGTTGAACAGCTTGACTAACGTCGTCGACATCACCACAGACTACGGCTCTTATGGCGGTTCTGCGGCTGGCGAGATGACTGAAGAAGGCTTCGACCAGCTTCTGATTTCAACCATCTTCAAGTATGGTTCTAAGCAGAAGATCGCTTTCGTAGGCGAGAACGTAGCGAACCATCTACAACAGATGGGTAAAGATCGCTGGCAACCAACTGCACTAGAAGGTGCGTATGGCGTGAACCTAACTCGCTATAACACTTTCGCAGGCGACCTAATGGTTCACTTGCACCCGCAGTTCCGTCAGGTTCCAAATATGAAGAACGCGATGATTATCGTCGACTTCCCATATTTGACATATCGCTACCTAGAAGGTCGTGACACACAACTGTTGGAAAACCGTCAGTCACCTGACGCCGACAGCGTCAAGCACGAGTACCTAACTGAATGTGGCCTTGAGCTTCTTCAGGACAAAGTACACGGCTATATCAAAAACTGGAGTACACGCACTGCATCGTAAGGACGACCGCAGTCAACAAGTAGTTCATTATAGGGGGCGTAGACACGCCCCCTATTTTTTGGAGGAAACATGGCAACTGCACCTAAAAAACCAACCGCCAAAGCAGCACCCAAGCGCACCCGCGCACGCACTGCTGATGGCCACTTCATCGCTGACGATCCATCCACACCAGACGTGAATGAGGCTTACGTTCAAGAAGAGCCAAAAGCCAAAGCAGCACCAAAGCCAAAAGCAGAACCTGAACCAGACCACATCTGGTATCAGTCTCGCGAGAAAGAGCCATCAATGTTTGCGGTGGCTGGCATCAATCCAATCCGCAACTTCAGCAATGGTCGGCTTGAGTACAAAGTGAAGAAAAGCGATGTGGCTCGTTTCGAAGCCAACCACTTCGTTCAGAACGCCCGTATCGTCAAGAAGGTATAACCTATGGCACAGAGCAACACCAACCCCCACATCCGCGAAACGAACGCGCCACTAAACGCATTGGCCATGCAGGCTTTGCGACGCTATGGCGACTTCCATGCTGGCACAGTGGACGGTGACGTAATGCTCATGTTCATTGAATTTGCCAACATGATTATCGACGAGATACGCATGCACCCCTACTACGACGGTGTGGAAGTTGACTACTATCAGTCTCCCACAGACGTCAGAGCCATCAATGACCAGATCGTCGTGGCAGGTTTGCTGTATCACTATGCCGCTCAACAGATGAGCGACAAGCTACAAATCTATACGCCTCAATTCCAGCGCATCCTGAATGCTCGGATGTGGGAGCAATACAACGGCAACACCAAACTTCAGATGCGTACTGTCGATGGTGGCACTAACAAGCGCAACATCAACGGTGGCACAACCAACACCAAGAACGGGACGGTTAGCTACTAATGTCGAGCAACACACGTTCAACCACTGGCCTCAAGACCAAGACGTTCGTTTACGAGAACTTCCAAGGTCTCGACACGTCGCGCGACATCACATCGCTCGACACTGGCAAGGAACAGCATCTTTCCAAGATCAACAACGCGACCGCAGACTGGCGTGGCCAGATTGTGCGTGACGCATCTTGCCTCGAACGCGGCGGGGAATATCGCGTCCAACATGTCCGTTTCTTTGGTAAAGACGAGTTGGTCTGGGTGGAACGAACGGGTGCTGGCATTAACTTTAACTCAGAGCGTGGCCACGTCTTGGAGAATGTCCATGAGGCCACAGCTATCGTAACCAGTACCGTCTTCAACCAGAATGTGGTCTTCGCTTCTCGCGCGAGACCGATGTATTCTTACGACGGCATCAACTTTAATCGCAACCAATCGCCAGCAGCAGACCTGCTGCGCCCTGCATACATCACGTCTGTACAGCGACGTCTTGCGGTTGCAGGCATCCCAGGTCGCGAGACCCAAGTCCACCTTTCTCGCGTCGACCAAGACCAAATCTTTCCAGACGACGAGGAAGCAGACAGCACAAGCGTCTTACGCGCTGGCTTTATCGACGTCGCAAACCTTCTAGGTACTGCCGACCAGATCACTGGCCTTGGCTCATTCGAACAAAACCGCCTTGTCGTTTTCACGGCTGACCGCGCTATCATCTATCGTGTCGACCCAGACCTAACGCGCTGGGTGATCGACGATAACGCCAACATCAACATTGGCTGCGCATCTCACAACACTATCGTAAACGCTGGCACCGACCTTCTGTTCTGCTCACGCTCTGGCGTCCATTCAATCAAGCGCTCAGAGGAAAACGGTATCCTCGTTTACAGCTATTCGATGTCCGACAAGATCGACATCCTCTACCGCGAACTGTTCAACTCTGTCGCTGACCCTGAAACAATCAGTGCGGTGTTCGATCAGGACACAGCGCAATATCACGTCTTTTTCCCGCAGGGTAGCGGCACCACATGTAAGCGCCTGACCCTTGCAACCAATCCAGAGGGCGGACAGCCCCAGCCAAAGTTCAGCACTGGCGATTTCCTCAACGCAAACTGCGGTACATTCCTTGGCGGCAAGCTCGTCTTAGGAACAAACGGTGGCGCATACGAAGTTCTCAAGATTGAAGACGACCGTGATGATGCGTTTACCCCTGAAATGGAAGTCGTCACACCGTTCCTTTGGCACGGCAGCTTGATGGATACAAAGGAAACGACAAGCGTCATCTTGCAGGCAACTGGCAAGGGCATCATTGAGATGGACGCGGTCGACTTAGATGGGCGTGTAATTGGCTCACTTGTCATCGAGGTAGATGACACATCGGACGACAACTACTTTCTCGATGTGCCATTATCCAAACAATATGAACGCAAGTGGTCACATCGCTATCTCGCAGCCCAATATCGCTTCAAGACCAAGGGCGGTGGCGGGCTACTTAGGATAATTGGCTTCGCAGTGACCGTGAGGACGTAAAATGGCTCGAATAAGACAACAATACCCACAGAACTACGGTTCATCGGGAAACATCAATACTGAATTTGAAAATGTAATTCGGTATCTAAACGCAGCAGAACTCGGCAACAGTACCGTTGGCGAATTGCTGCAAAAGATTTTTGATGCAGACGGCAACTTCGATGGCCCCATCGAACTACGCAAGGACAGCGCAGCTGGCATTCAGTACCGCGTCGGAGAGTACACCGACCCTGAAAGTGGGTGGGTAACTCTAGCCACTCTGGCTGAACTGCGAGGCGAAAGCGGCCAAGACGTTGGTGAGATCGGTGCGCCTATTATTTTTGGCCGTGTCGACTACACAGCAACCTCTGCACAGACAGACTTTGACTACGCTCACGAAACAACTGACGAAATCCTCGTCTACGTCGACGGTGTCTTGCAGCGCGAAGGCGCGACACACGACTATACAACAAGCGATACTGGCGGATCAGCATCTGCTGGCGTCGTCACGTTCAACTCTGGCCGCACGGCAGGTGAGATTGTAGCGCTGTTTAAAATTCGAGCCACAGCGATTACAGGCTACACCCGCACAGATGCGGACACAGTGAACGCGCAGGCCGTGTTCCCCTTCGTATTTAATGAAGACACCAAGCTGCAAGTTTACAAGAACGGCATCCTTCAGCGCGAAGGTGGTGCGAACGACTACACGCTACAGCCAGCGAACAATACGGTCACATTCACAACGGCTGTTCCTTCTGGCAACGTGGTCACAATCCTAACCGTTGAAAACACCTCGGTCCAAGCCGTTACTGGCATGATGTTCGAGGAAAACTATGTCGACACTGCCTCTGGCTTGATCCGCTTTGACAAGATCACAATCGCCAATGGCGACATTGCTCAAGCGAAAGTCAGCGATCTTGTTACAGACCTTGGCTCAAAGGCAAAACTGACTGTTTCGTCATCCACTCCAGTCACCGTGGCAACGGGCGATTTGTGGCACGACACATCGGTAACGCCGAACCAACTTAAATTCTACGACGGCACACAATGGCTGCGCACGTCTCCAGACAGTTCTCTCCCTACCTTTACGACATCAAACTCAGGGCAGTTTGTGAAGGTGAACGGCACTGGTACGGCGCTTGAGTATGGCACGGTCGATCTCTCCTCGGTCGTCCCTGTCACACAAAAAGGCGCAGCCAATGGCGTCGCGTCATTAGATAGTTCTGGTCGACTACCTTCCTCCCAGTTACCAGAAGTGCTTTCATCAGATAGCTTGTATCTAAATGTCGCGACGCCTTCCGCTCAAAACTATGCGATCAAACGCATCTACCGCCAAAAACTGCGGGTCGATGGTATCTCCATCCAGACCACGTCTGGCACATGTACCGTTCAAATCTCATTTGACGGCGTGGGCTATGGCTCAACATTCAGCGCCTCATCCGTCGTGAACGAAAGTGTTCTTGGTACACCACTAGAAATCGACGCAACCACTGTCTCTCACGAGATTGGCTTCCTTGTCACTAACGTCTCATCGACGTCGCAACTTGAAGTCACGCTCGCGGTCAGTGTGGTTGCGAGCTAGGAGTAGTCTATGGGGCAGCAGCTTGTCGCACCATCAAACACAAAGGCAGAGGTAGAGCTTCGCGAGAAGGTCTCTCTGCTTGAACGCTTGATGCAAGACGGCATCGAGGCAGGCGAACTACAAGACGCGTCTGGCACTCACATGGAATACGAACACATCTTCACACCAAAGTACGATGAGTTCGGCTGCCACAACTACATTCGTGTCTTGCACATGGACGCTGGCCAAGTGGTCGTTGGGGAAATCCACAAAATCCCGATGATCCACATCATTATGAAGGGGCGCGTTCGTTGCGCCACAGAGAAAGGCACAAAGGTTTTTTCTGCTCCTTCGATCTTCGTCACCCCTGCTGGCGGCAAACGCTGCGGCGTGGTTGAGGAAGATTGCATCTGGGTAAATGTCTTACCCACAAAACACGGAAGCGAAGAGGACTTAGACCTCATCAAAGCCGAAGCTATCGCCAAATCTTTTGATGAGGTTGGCCTAGTCGGTTCCTCTTCCGAATTGAAGAAGCTGGAAGAGGAGAAGGGCAAATGAGCTTTTTCGTAGCAGCGATTGTTACTGTCGGCGTTGGCGTTGCAGTCAACGAAAGCGAAAAGAACAGAAAAGAAAAGAAGGCGGCGGAAGAGCGCGAACGTCAGCGCCTCGCACGTCTATCCGATGCGGTCGACGCACGCGAAGCTGAGTACCAAACTCAAGCCGACGCCTACAACACAGCCGTCGATAGCTATAATGCAAGTTTTAACAACGCTATCTCTGGCCTGACTGGTCTGCGCAACAACATCGGCGGTCTTACAATCGCCGATTTGTACGACGACCCAACCACATCAGCAAACGAGAACCAGTACGACAACTACCTAACGTCTCTTAACAACATGGAGACGGCTCTAGGAAATCTGAGCTTCAGCGCAGATCGCCCAACATTCAGCAGCGTACTGACGACAGATGACGGGACAGCCACAGTTGACGACATCCCAACCCTTGGATCGGCGATGACAGGCAACGTCCCTGACTATCTAGACACAATCGACAACCTACGCACATCTTTGAAAGGTCTAAGCCGTGATCGTCGCAAAGAAGAAAACAGAATTAGCGACTTTCAATCTGACCTAAATTTCGATCTTGGCCAGATCAACCGCGACGTAGGTCGCCTAGACATCTCCCAAACAGATCGGCTTGGTGGATACGAGGATCAGCTTGCTGACCTAGAACGTGGATATAACGCATTTTCATCAGACATTCTTGGCCAAGTTGGCGGCCTGTCATATGACGACAGCGGTATTGAAAGTGCAATCCAAGGATTGCGTGATGCACGTTCGGCAGAAGAAACCCGCATAGAAAACTTTGGCACAAACCTTGGTAACTTTGCCGATACTTACGCCGACAACCTGTCTGGCTACAACATCACCAACCTTGATGATCTAAACAATCTGCAAGGTTTGATCGACACGCAGCAAGACGCAGCGAGCGACTTCGACAGTTTGCTAGACTTCGACTTCAGCAACCAGCTAAATAGCCTGGGGCAGACAGAACGCGGCGTCGGAAACTTGCTTGACGACCGAGAGGCAGAGCTAGACCGCATCTCAGCAGCGGAACTGGAAGCCCAGCGCCGCGCAACTGGCTTGAGCCGTTTTGCAGACAGCCTTGGCATTGCTGACATCGACAGCATGAACGACCTTGGCTACGACATTGACGACTACAACACAGACATCGGCAACTTTGAAAGTTTGCTAGACTTCGACTTCTCTGGCGCAAACGCAACTGCAACAGGCGCAGCAGAAGCTCTGGCTCAACTTCGCACTGACCGCAAGACAGAACTAGATCGCATCGACCAGTTCGGCACTGACCTTGGTGGCTTCGCATCTCAGTATGCAACAGACCTCGGCGGCTACAACATTGCGAACATCGACGAGATGGACGCACTGCAAGAATTGATCGACCAGCGTCAGAACGAGGCTCGCCGCTTTAGTTCAGAGCTAGACTTTGACTTCGGCACTCAGCTAGATGACCTTCGCAACGTCGAAGGCGATCTCGGCGACTTATACCTAGAGCGTCAGCTTGAGCAGGGTCGCATCGAAGACGCAGAGCGAGACTACTTGCGCACAGCACAATCGCTTGATCGCCTTGCAGACAGCACAGGCATCTACAGCAAAGCTGGCATCGACGCTCTACAAGAAGACCTCGACAATCTAAACGCCGACATCACTGGCTTCGAAAGTCTTCTGGACTTCGACTTCAGTGGCTCAGACGAGTTCCGCAACCAAGCTGGCCTAGACATCTCAGACCTGTATTCACAGCGCGGTGAAGCCCTAGACGCAATCAACAACCCAATCGCAGGCATCTCTGAAGGCGCAGCGGGTCTCGAACTGTACGACGAGACAGGGATGCGCGACGCACGAGGCGAACTGTCAGACCTGAACCGCGACCTGTCTCGCTTCTCAGGTGGTCGAGTAGAGGAAATCCAAGGCAATGTGAACACAGCCATCGGCGACATCGACACACGCTTGGAAGAACTCAACACTTACCGCAACGAACTGGAAACCAAAGCGCAAGGTCTACTCGAACAGGTCAACAACGCCACATACTATGGCCTTGGCGATCTGGAGGGCGACCTCGGCAGCCTAGACGCGCAGCAAGCAGAGATCGAACTTTACAACGCACAGGTTGCGATGGACGAACTCGATCAGTTGCAAGAACGTCTGTACGGCGAGCGCAACCGCCTAGAGCAAGACGCTCAGAACGTGGCAGCCCGTCAGACGAACGCACAAGACGCACTTCTTAACGCGCTGAACGCATTCGGCTTGCCTCAGTTTGACAACTTGTCGCAGATCGACCCGATGACGATGCAACAGTTCATGGCGATGATCCAGAACCAAGAAGAAGATGAAGACGAATTTACGACCAACCCGAACGCATTTAGCAGCAATGTAATTCGTGTTGGATAAAAGGAGTAGGTAGATGTCATTTTCCACAATGCTCCAAATGGGGATGGGAATACTCGGCACGCGCCAAGCGGGCCAAGAGTATCGTGACGGCATACGCGCTCGCTACGATGCCTTGGCAATGCAGCGCGATCAGTACAATCAGAACTACGGCAGCTACCTAGACGCCCTTCGAGCGCAGCAGGAAGAGAACGAGTACATCCGTCAGCGCGAGATGATGGACCGCATGACGCGGGGGTCAGAGCGTGACTTCGCAGAAAGCCAACTATTCTCTTACCTCGACCAACTAGACGCCGAACGCCAGTATGGCATGGACAGGCAGCAGGTACTCGACCGAGATGCTGCCCGCCAGAGAGCTTTCCAGCTTCAGCAGCTTCTAACAAACCAAGACTTACGCGCCGATGAACGGCGCTTTGCTTTAGAACAGCTACGCATTGCCCAAGATATTGCGGCGGGTGAGCGCGACTTCACGATGGGCATCTATCAAGACGAAGCAGATCGTCTTGCAGAACGCCAATCAATGGCTGACCAAGAAGCGCGAGAGATGCAGCTATATCGCTTGCGCGAAGCTGCACGAAACAGAGACCTAGTGGCAAGCGAACGAGAGTTCGCTAAAATGCTTTTAGGGCAGGCACAAGACGTAGCGGGTGCAGAGCGCGACGAGCAAATGGCTCGCTTCCTTGAAGATCGCGACACCCGTGCAGACGAGCGTCAGTTCGTGGTCGATCAATACGAAGATTATTTGCGCCAAGCGCAAGCAGAACGTGACGCTGAGATGGGTATCCGCGAGCAAATACTTGCTGGCGCGGATGACCTGCAAAGCCGCCTAGAAGCTACAGCATCTCAGCTTGGCTACATCCCAGAAATCGAACAGATCACACCTGAGATGATTGATGCCGAGGTTGCAAGGCGTACTGGCGAATATATGTCAGACGTTGACCGTGCAGCAGAAGCAGTTGCATCAGTAAACGAAGCAGACTTGATCCGCGCTGGCATCGACGTATCGACTGGTGCAACCCAACGTCGTGGCGACATTGCTGGGCGTCTGGCACAGGAATATCAGAACGCACGCTCTCGCGCGTATGACGACGCAATGGGCTACATTTCTGGCAGAAGTAATGCAATGGCCACAAATGTAGGTAATATCATGGATCGCCGTGCAGCTATCCTTGGTGAGACTGCAAACATCGGTGGCGCAGAGCTTGGCATCCTTCAGAACCTACGTCAGCTACCAAGCGCAACTGGCGCATATCAGATGGCAGCCAACATTGGCTCTGGCATCCTAGATCGTAACATCGTGAGTGCGAATAACTACAGCGCACCAATCGCAGTTACATCTGGCCTATACGACGCATCGAATGCGATGACATCTGGCATGTCGAACTACGATTACAACCTAATGAACCTGATGTCTGGCGTATCAAGCAACAATAATTATAGCTCACCAGTAGCGATTGGCTCCGCTATCTACGACGGCAACATTGGCGGCAACTACGCAAGCACGCTATCTCCGTCGTCAGCAGCATCAACGGCTGGCTTGAACCTTGGATCATCGGTTATGGCTCCATATAACCAGACGCTTCAGAACCCAATGAACTATCTCAGCAATGCTAATGCTTACAACAACAGCATAATTAGCGGACTGATGGGTCAGTACAACCAAGGTCGTGAGCGAATGGCAAATGCAAGCTCACACTTCGGTGACTTACTAGATGCGAGCGCGGGTGATCTGGACCCGAATAACGAGCTTTATAATAGGTTTAGCACTTGGGCGACTTCGAAGTTCCCTAGTTGGATGGGAGGCGGCGGATAATGTTTTTTGACTACGCATCACGAGGAGCGCAACAAGGTCGAGAAAACCGTAACAGGCAGCGTCGCGAACTAGCTCAAGCGTTCCAGCAATTCCAAGCCTCGAACCCAGAGGCTACGGTTCAGGACTTTCAGTCTTTCATCGACAGCATGGCGGGCAATGGTCTTGGATCAAACTACATACGAGGCGGCGCACCATCTCAGGACGTCTTGCAAAGTCTTGCAGAGCAAGGCCAAGCCCGCAAACAGCAGCGTCTTTTGGAGCAAACATCCGCGAACTTCCGTCGTCGCGCCGAAGACCTGTCTACTCTCGAAGCCATGGCAGACCGTGCTGTTCTAGGAATGAGCGGCGATGACTTCGACGGAGCATACAATACATTCGTCCAATCACTTGGCCCCAACGGTCAACAGATTGTGAACGGCATGAACCTGCGCAATCGCTTCACGATCCAAAACCGCGACACTCTAATGGGCCGTCGCTTGATGGAGAGCATGCCGCAGATCGACAACTATCTGAATATGTATGGCTACAACACAGAAGCCCTCGACCCAGACCAGATGTCTCGCTTCTTTGGGCTGCCTGCAAATCAGATGCAGCCATTTATCGAGGCCGCTAACCGCAAAATTCAGATGAGCATGCAGGAGTGGCGTCAGACCAACAACTCCAACTTAATGCAAATCGCACGCGACGCAGCAACAACTCTTGGCCCTGAAGGCGTAGAGCCTGCGCTGCGCAACTACCTGCAAAACTCACCATTCGGTGAGCAGATGCTCGAAGGCTTTGACTTTGCGCCATACGTTACCGAAGCCGAGCGTCTCGTTTCAGAGCGCGAAGAGCAGAACCAAATCGAAAGCCAAGGTCGTGTAAACCGCATGATCGACGCTTGGGAAAGCAACGCACGTCTGCAACGCTTCCTGCGCGATGGCGACAACGACAGCGCGTTACAACAAATGTACGACATCGCTGCCCGCAACCTTTCGGACGAAGACTTCCAGCGCCTATACGGCAAGACAAAAGAAGAAGTTTCAAGCAACCCAGCACTGGCATTCCAGTCAGACCTCGACCGTTACGTTGGTTCCGAGCGCGACGCACAGGAAGAAAATTACGCAACTCGCTCACAGGAGTTGGACGCAACACTGGCCGAAGTTTCTCGTACATACGTCACAAACAACCAAGGTCGTCTTACAGAAGTTCTTGGCAACTACTTCTCAGAGCAGGTTGCTGGCACCTTGGGTATGCAGCTTGGTCAGCGTTATGCTTACTCACCTGAACTGGCGAACGCAGTCTTCGAGATCAACTCTGGCATGGATGAAGAAACTCGCGAAGCGGCGCAAGACAACCCAGCCGTTGCAGTATCCTACATCTTGGAGCAGCTACAGTCTCGTGGCTTCACGCCAAACATTGAACAAACACGCGATCAGTTCATCGAACAGCAGCGTGAGCAGAATGGCCTGTATCAACCACAAACATTCGACGACTGGTTCAACAGTGAGACCGACAGCGTGACAACAGCCATGAATGGCTACCGCGAACGCTTCAATCAAATGCTCGAAGCATATGGTAACAACCCAAGCGTCTTGGCTTCAGAGCTTATGAAGCTCAAGACTGTGGTCGACAGTGTTCCAGCATTGGTTGAGCAGGAGATGGCAGCACGCGCACGCTCAGAGCGCACATGGCTTTATTACAACTCTGGTGGTTGGGATCAGGCTCGCGTTCAGCAAGGTATCATTGATCCTGCAAACAACGGCGCAGCCGAGCTATCTCGCGTCATCGAGCAAGCGATCACCCAAGCCAACGAGCGTGCGAATGAAACGCCAGAACCTGTTCCATCTAACCAGACTGTTGATGCACCGTCTGAAGACCAGTCTTCAATCAGCAGATCAGTCAGTGAAAGTGTGGAAGAAGTATACGGCGTAGGCAATGAAATCCGCAGCAGCGTAAACATGCGTCCTGCGGGTGCAGTTGGTTGGATCACAAGCCCACTTCATGCGGGTCTTCGCTGGCTTTCGGAAGAAGGCGTGATGAATGAAGCAGATGCGCAAGGTGTGCAAGACCGTCGTGCGTGGGTGGAGCCGCGCTTCGACAGGCTACAAGAATATGGCCGCAATCTGAAGAATATGAACCCGCAGCTTTACGCTCAGATGCTGGTCGACTTCCAAAACATGACAGCCGAACAGCTATCGCAGAAATATGATCCAGTTCTGGATGCACTAGCGAACGATAGACAGATCAGACTTCCTCAGTAAGGACGACACCTACAGGCGTCTCCAGTTATCATCGGCTTGATTGCTCACGGATAACTGGAGAACCGCCGCAATGTCGAAGTATTTGCCTGAAGCCCCCGCGCTTATCGACCCAAACACTGTCACACAGACGCAAAATGTGGACTATTTGTCCAATACTGGAGGCGCAGACCTGCTTCGCAGCCCTGCTTTCCTCAACGATCTACGCCAACACTACGAAAGCAAAGGCGTCCGCTTCCTAACGGAAGAGGAATTGATAGACCGTTTCTACTCAGACAACACTTGGGACGACCTCAACACAGTCAGCGCGATCAGTTCAGCAGCAGAAGCAGCGACAGCGGGTTCCGACGAGAAGCAGCGACTTAACCGTCTGCAACAAGCATGGCGTTCACTACCTAACTTCTGGCAAGAAGGTGGCCGTGGCTTCCTATCCGCAGCAGGTGACGCCGCAGGCGCGATCATCGCAGACCCAATCAACCTTATTCCAGGGGTCAACGCATATGCGAAGGCCACAACCGCAGCCCGTGCAGCAACAGCAGCGGGTCGCAGCGCAACTCGTGCTGGTGTCACAGCAGGCGCACGCTCTGGTGCGCTGTCTGAAGCAGCAATTTCTGGTGGCCAAGAAGCAATCGTAAACGCGGCAAACCAGACGCGCGACATCCAACTTGGGCTTCGCGACAACTTCAGCACAGGCGAATTAGCTGGTGCGACAGCAATCGGTGCTGGTCTTGGCGGTACAGTCGGTGGCGCAATCGGTGCAGGTGCAGGCGCATTGGCCTCCCGTACTGGCGCACAGCAGGCACAGAACCTTGGACGTCTTGGCTACAGCCCAGAAGAAATTGGCGGCATGTCCAATCAGGAAGCGCAGCGTCGCATTCCTGCTGAAATGCCAGACTTCCAGATGCCTGCACCTCGTCAGGCAGACGAAGCAGCGGAAGACACACCCGAACTGACACCCGAGCAGCAGCGCGATGCCAAGTGGCAAGAGCAGACTGCCCGTGCAACAGCAATTCGCGATGCACTTCGTGATCGCGTGGATGAACTGCGTGCAGATGGCGCAGACCCAGACGTTATTGAGGCAATGCAGCAAAGACTAGAAGCTGCAACACGACTAATTCCGATGACCCAGCGCCTTGCAAAAGAGGAAGCTGACATCATCAACTTCGGCGGGACAAACGACAGCCAGCAACGAGCGCGTCATTCACGTCGAACAAAAGAATACGAGCGCGACTTTTCCGAATGGCGCGAACTCGTCAGCACAGTCGAGGACGCCTCAGACGTAGATGCAGTGAATGCACGCATCGACGATATTCAAGCGCGTATCGAAGCTGATAGAGCGCAAGAAGCAGAAGCCGCAGCGGAAACTCCACCAGAAGCAGCGGCTGACGAGGCGGTTGCGACAGGTGGGGAAGATGCTCCATCCCCTGATGGCCCTGATGCAGCCGCCTCACCTATTGAGACGTCACCAACAACAGAGCCACTAGACGGTGCAGCACCAGAAGCAGAGGGCTTCCCTGAATTTAAGTATCGCTCAGATGCCCAGCGCGACAGTGTTCGCAGCCTACTCGAACAGGCCGAACTCAGCGAGTACGACCTGTCTGTTATGGTGTCCAATGGCGAAATCAAAGTCAGCAAGCGTGGGAATGTATTAACCCAGCAAAGCGTCAAAGACCTACGCGCCAAACTCAAGCCTACCATCGACGAACTGGCTGCAAGAAAAACAGACGACGAGCTACCATCAGCGGCTGGCCCTGACCCCGTAGCGGTCGAAACTCCTGCACCAAAGCAGGACGTATCTACCGATCCACTGCGTGGCCAAGCCCTGTTCGCTGGCATTGACCCGAACGGCATCACGCCACCCAAGCGCAGCAAGACTGGCAAGGTCACAAAAGCGCAGGTCAACAAAGCCATTGCGGCACGCGCACCAGACGCGGAGCCTGACGCATATGCAGCACAGGTTCGCCAAGAGCTAGACGATGCACTTGATCTTATCGGTGCAGAGGAAGACCTCGACGCATTGCGCCAAGCCGTAGCAATGCTTGCCCGCTCATCGAAATCAGAAGACGCAGACATTCTGGCTCTGTTCGATCACCTGACCGACATCATGCCAGACGATGGCCCAGAAGTATCTCTTGGCTCTATCGACTTTACCAAGACGGAAATCAAAAAGATTGAGCGTCGTGCGAAAGAACTTCGTCGTCAACAGCCTGGGATGGGTGCCGATCTTGCGACAGAAATTGCGACAGGCGAGATCAGAGCGCAACGCGGTGCCGATACCCAAGCGATCCGTGGCACAGGCGACAGCATCGAAGACGCAAAGAAGTTCACAACTGCTGGACGCAACGTAGCTGGCCGCATCCAAGGCTTCCTACGCCGTGGCACCCCCATTGAGAAAGGCAGCGAATACACAACAACTCGCGACATGCGCGTGAAGCGCAGCGAGTTTGGCTTCGAGGCCGCTCTTATCGAAGCACGCAGCGGCAAGGGTCCAGACGTCGTGGCGTACACCACACTTGGCCCAGAAACTATTATGACCCGTACTGGCAAGGTGCAGGTTCCAAAAGGCACCGTCGCATATGCAGACGGTTACACCCGCCGTGCCTATGACAGCATGGAACTGGCACTTGAAGCGCGTGGCGATGGCCGCAAAGACCGCTCGATGCCTAAAGTTACGGATACAGGTCCAACGCAGAACAACATCAAGAAACTTCTCGACGAGTTCGGCGATGATCCAGAGGCATTCCGCCGTGCATTGCAGGCGGTTCGCGACGGAGGAACGACAGCCAAGGCACCAGCTATCGAAAAGTTGCCACTGGTTCGTGGCGCAAAGCTGGCAATCGCCAAGCACAAAACTCGCAAGGGCAAGAACGGCGGTCCACTTATCCGCATGGTCGACCCCAAGCAGGCAGACGCTGGAAAGAATATCTCTGCGGTTCTGGGAAAAGACTTAGACGGATGGGAAGTAAAGTATGCAGATCGCAGCCGCTTTACCAACAATCCCAAGAAACTGCGCGACCTATGGGAAGCAACATCTGACGATGCACGCGCGGAAATGGAAGGCATCCCACCAGATGCCGCACTAAACGAAGCTGGCTACGAAACAAGTCTTGGCCGCCCGATGAACCAAGTCGAGGCGCATTATATAGAGATCACAGCCGACACGACGCTGACCGAGAAAGAAACAGCGGCGATCCTATACGCAGCGAAGAAGGCAGACCACGTCAAAAAGATCGACGAGGTCACTGTAGCGGACGTTCTTTACTATGAGATGGCTCTGAACAGCACACGCTGGCAGAAAAATATCAATGAACACCGTGCAATCGGCGAGGCGATCAAGTCACTCAACGACGTTATGAGCCGTGTCGCACCTGATGGCATCAAGTTGCCCAACGAAAAGCGCGTCGACGCTATGCGTAAGCTGGATGCAATCTTCGCAGGTGTTGGCTCTGACGAACTACAGCATGCGCGAGAGTTCATCACACGCATGGGTGGCGACAGAGCGGTAGCGCCTGAACTTCGTACAACCACACCAAGACCCACGATGACGGGAGTGTATGAGTTCGGCATCCCATCTGCATCTAGTGGCGCAACTCGTGTTACCGACTTGGGTGTATCACAGCGTGTTGGCGTCGTCCCGACCCCAGCTAAGATGTATCCGAACCCACGTCTGATGACGTTCTACCATGAGATGGCACACTGGGCGTACTTCAACATTCTGACCCACAAAGATCGTGCCGACTTCTGGACGTCGATGGAAAAATACTACACCGACGACGGCAAGTTAGACCTTGATCTGCTCGTTGCGAGCGTTCCAAAGATCGACGAAAAGGGCGTGCCTCTTACCAATTCGCTCGAAGCACCAGCCGAACTGTTTGCTAACCAGTTCGAAGTCTTCATGGCCAATAAGATTAAAGGCTATGCAACTGCATCCGAGAGCTACTGGCGTCGCGTAACAAACTACATCAAAGCAGTGTTCGACCGCTACTTTGGTGGCGTGATGATCGACCCTGACCTAGAGCCGATGTTCGCAAAAATCCTACCAGACGAGGACAGCGGCGCATTCGCAATGGGCAAAGACGCAGTGGCCAAGACGGAAGCGGGCAAGACCTACAACCGTCGCTACGCACAGATCAAGATGGACCGACAAGACTTGAAGGATGCCATCTTCGATGACAGTCCTGAAGGCATAGTCAACGCATCGCGCACTATCGTCGAAACGCTGCTTACACTGGCACCTCGCGTACACATTGCGATGAAGCGTGGCACAACTGGCACTCTGATGCCGCTAATCCCAATGCGCACCATGATCCGTCAACGCATTGACGACATCAGCGAAATCCTATCAGGCAAACCGTTCGACTTTGACGCATACGATAAGGGCGAAATGCCTCGCTGGATGATCGACGAAGGTTTGACCGCCGTCGATGACCCAACGGAAGCCGCAGACATGCTGCGTGACTTCTACTTCAATGGCTATAACGGAAAGTTCCAACCTTCCAACGGCATCCCTGCTGGCCCGAAAGGTCAGCCCATCAACAAGCAGTACACGTCTCTCGAAAAACTGTTCGACATGATGGAGAACCGTTTGGAAGCGGCGTACAAAAAAGCAGAAAGCGGAGACCTACCGCCAGAAGCTACGCCGAAGCTGGATACAGACGTTGAGCCGTCTGAAAGGCCGAACCCAATTAAGCGGAAAGCTGCCAAGAAGAAGCAACGCATCGAGAAAGCAGCGGATGCAGCGGCGGCAGCCGTCACCAAGACGCCCGCAGCCAAGCGCACAAGACGCAATCCAAAGTCTGGCCGCGTCGTTGACCCAGCATTCGCAGAGAGCTTGAAGACAAAAGAGCCAAACGAACTGCGCTCACTGTTCATTGAACACAAAGGCACAGAGCGTGGCGATCAGGTCGCATTCGAGCTTATGCACCGCGTCAAATCGCAACCAGCATCTAGCTACAAAGAGGCTCGCATCACCAAAGAAATCAAGGCGATGAAGTCTGACGAGCTTGAGGCGACATTCCTGAATGGCGTCGAGACTGGCGATGCGAACATGACAAACATGGCGATCACCGAGATGATGCGTCGCCAGATCAACAAACGTCGCAGAAAAGAAGGCTTGCAAATTATCCAGCCTCGCATTCTGAAGCGCGAAATCCTTCAGACAGAGATCGACGACAACGTCGGTCTGGCATCAAGCGATGGTGTGCCGCCCGCAGCGCGTGCATCTGTACGCGAATTGCTAGGTTACATCACGCACCGCGACCCAGAAATTCAGTACACAGCCCGCACCATGGCATATCGGATGCTGAACCTGATGGGCAAAACCTCGCGCAAGACGCTCGGTGAAGCCAATGTGATGACATCCGCAGACCTTGCACGTCTGGCAAACACTGACCCGAACACAGTGGGCAACGCTGCATTTGCAGACTTCCGCGCACCTGAGTTCCAAAAGCTGCGCAGTGACCTACGCCGCATGTCGATTGGCCTGAACAAAGGCAAGACAAACCCATTCGACATCATGCACGAGATTGGCCATGTCATGGTTCGCTCTGGTGTACTGGCAGACGACGAGATCGCAGCGATCCGCGAAGCCTACACACTGGCAAACGACACCACCAAGAAGCGTATTCAGAACGCATATGCTGGCAAGTACGGTGGTCGCACTGAAAACCTAGACGATCTGCTCGCAGAAGAATGGTTCTCAGAAGGTTTGGCTTACTACATGGCGGAGCGTGTAGCCAAGGGCGACATCCTCGAAGCAGCACTTGATGGCAACATCGGCAACCTTCGCATGCGCAACTCATTCAGCCGTGCGATGGACAAGATGATTGAGTACATCGCCTACGTCTTAAACGGCATGGTTGGCCGCAACGACATCAAGCAGCAGTATCGCCGTTTGTTCTTGTTCGGCGACATGTTCCAGTCAGACGCAACTCCGCCACTGGCCACAACGATCCGTCGCAAGAAGGGCGTGCATTCTTCATACGCAGCGGATGCTGTGGCTGACCACATTGCGACCAGCCCATCTGCACGTCTGGCGAAGATACGAAACTTCGTCGGTGAAGGTATGAGCTACGACGGAGAAAGCGGCAGCTTCTTAGAGTTCTATCACGGAACTCCGAATGGCTGGGCGTTCAAGCGAAACACTAACCCAGACGTCGTCTTGGCGGGATCATCTCGCGGACAAAAGGGTCCAGGGGTTTATCTAACTCGCTCTGCTGCCGTCGCGTCTGAGGTATACTCTCGCAAGCCGACTTACGAGAACTTGCTAGGTCAGATCAACAGACTGGTTGAGGAAGGCAAGATCGACGAAGAGACATCTGTCTACATGGTTGACGCTGCTCGTGACCTCATCAACACACGTCTGGCTCTATCGAAAGCACGTCGTAAATACTCTGAGTTCACGCAGTTCAACCAAGAGAAAGCGAAGCGCGACCTTATCAAAGAGCGCATCGACTACTTCGTTGACGAGGAACAGGAACTTAACGAGTACCTGATCGAGCGCGGTCTTCTGGTCGAGCCAATGGTTATCCCGACATTCGTGCGTGTGATGAACCCTGCGGACTTCCGCACCAGAACAATCTACCAGCCGAACCAAGCTGGCATCCCATCGCCAATGGCTAAGATATTCATCGACCATGGCGACATGATGCAAATCTTCAGACCGACTGCTCTGGACAGCTTTTCTCGTGACGCGTCTTCACGTCGATTAGACGGCGAGGAAATGTATCAGCGTATCGTTCAACTCTACACCGACAGTGGCTTCAGCAAGGAAGAAGGTCAGCGCATGCTGAACGAAGTCCTTGACGACAATGGCTACGACGGCATTCGCTCTACACACCGCAACAGCCTTGGCATTCAGGGTACAGAGCAGATGCCGAACGGCGACTTCTACGAAGCGTCGATGACTGAGTATGAAGCTCTGACTGTGTTCGACACATCCAACGTCAAGCATGTGGATGCCGACGAGTTTGACGATTTCGACGACCGTCTATTCTACCGTGCCTCTGAGGCTATGCCTCGCGGCACTGCTGGCTCTGTCACTGAAGCGATTATGAACCGCGCCATCGACAAGACATCTGACATCAACCCTGCCTCACTGGGCGAGGTGATGGAAGGTGACGGCGTGAGTTCGCCAATGACATCGGCAATCATGTCGATGATCCGAGGTCGCAAGCTAGACGTCAAAGAAGAACAAGCGATGCGCAAGACGTCACCGTTCTGGTGGTTACAGTCGCAGTCAACTCGCATGTCTGATCTTGGCGCAAACTGGGTGGCGAAGTGGTATAAAAACAACTTCCCATCCTTGCATCAGAAGTTTGCATCTAAATACTTCCCGATCCACCACCAGCTTCGTGCGCTGCCAGACGCTGACGGCAAGGTCCGCGCATGGGCGCGTGCTGCATCTGGCAACGTCGGGCAGCAACAACCGAAGTCATACCAGCGTATCGTGAAGGCGCTGCGTCGTGGCTACGACAAAGACGGAAACGAAACCCGTTACGTCAAAAACCTCAACGAGCAGGAGCGTAAGGTCTGGAACCAAATCCGTAACGCACTGTCTGCCGAGCGCGATGAGATGATCGCCAAAGGTATGTACGTCGGAGACCGTGGCCCGAACTACCTGCCACAAGTTTGGAACAAGGAGAAAATTCGTGACAACAAGCAAGAGTTTCTTGCCTCAATGGCTGACTACTTCCGCATGGAAAAAACGGCGCATGGTGTTCTCGATTATACTGACGAACAGGCTGCTGATTTTGCGAATGGATTGTTTGAGACTTTGGCTGAAGATGGGGCAGATGGCGTCTTCATTCCGATCCAAGGTGGCTCGCGCAATCCGAAGTTTGACAACGTAGACTTCAGCCGTGTCATCGAACTAGAGAAGTATCCTGCCGCAATGGACAGCCTAGAGAAGTTCCTTGAGGACGATCTCGAAGCATTGCTGGTTAAATACTTCGAAGGTTCATCGCGTCGCATCAACCATGCGGAGCAAATGGGCATCAATAGCCACGCGTTCTACGACTACATTCTGGCCGCAGATGCAGGTCGAGAAGGGATCATCCGCCTGCTGACAACAGCGAAGGACTTCCGCAAGGACATCCGAGCAATCAGCGAGACAGGATACCCAGAATACGCGCAGCTATCAGACGTCGTTCGTATGCCATTCGAAGGCAAAGACGCAGACGCTGGACGCTTCGTCGACGACTTGATGCGCACCCATGCCGAGCAAGGTGAAGGTGCGGCACGCAAGATGCTCGAAACAGTTGCGCCTCGTGACCCAGACGGCAACATCGCTCTGGCTTACAAGCGCCGCTCAGACGCAATCATCGGCGCACTGACTGACTTCAAAGGTCAGAAGGTAAACTGGAAGCCAAGCGACTTTGAGTTCATGGAGAACTCGATGCGCGTCGCAATGAAGAAGCCTCAGACAGGCACTGGCTCTCGCGGCATGATGAACTTCAGCCGCGCAATGCGCAGCTTCAACAGCGTCACTCTACTTGGCTTCACAACTCTGACGTCTTTGGGTGACTTGGTGCTACCAATCATCCGCTCTGGCTCATTCTCTGACTGGGCGAAGGGCGTACACAAGTGGAAGTCTGACCCAGAATACGCGCAGTTCATTCACGATACTGGCGTCGCAATGGAGAACATCGTCCACGAGCGCATGGTTCACATGTATGGTGCGGTCGATGGAAAGCTGACCAACGCATTCTTCAACGCAACAATGCTAACGCCTTGGACTGACATGAACCGTCAGATCGCAGGTGCTACTGGCTACGAAGCGATGAAGACCATGCAGCGTAAGGCTCGCAAGCATTACAAAGACGGGCTTCCAATCGGCGAGCAGCCTGTTCAGTACAAGACAGCAGCACGCTTCTTGAATGGCTATGGACTGGGCGATTACTTGCCGAGCGGTGTGAAGAAAGACATCAGTCTTGGCGACCGCAAGTTGATGGCTGGCGATCCTGCACTTGGTCAGGCGATGATTAAGTTCGCAGACGAAGCGATCTTCCAGCCGAACCCGAACGACATCCCACTCTGGGCGCAAACGCCTTGGGGTTCGATGCTGTTCCAACTGAAGTCATTCCCACTAATGATGACGCGTCTTGGCGGACACGTCGTGGATGAAGCCATGAAGGGCAACGTAAAGCCTCTGGCATACTTCGCAACACTTGGCCCTGCATTCGGTATGGGTGCGCTGGCTGCGAAAGACATCATCCAGATGCGTGGTGGCGACGACGAGCGTAGTCCAGAGCTACGGCGCCGCAACATCCTGAAGGTTCTTGGCTACGACGAGAAGGTCCACGGCAACGAGCAAGACTTCCTTGGCTGGTATGTCGAAGGGATGATGATGATGGGTGGCCTCGGTCTTATCGGGGACGTCATGCACAGCGCAGTCACTCAGGTGGACAACGGTGCATACGGTAAAATCCGCATCGCCTCCACAGTAGCGGGTCCATCATTCGGTGCGTTTATGTCAGCGGTCGATGTGGCTGCTGGCGGCAAAGACGCAGTGATTGGTGGCGACAACAGCAACGCAAAAGAACGGTCAGCCGTCCGAGAGATGGCCACACGCATTCCTGTCGTTGGCGGCATCAGAGCCGCACGCGAAGGAATTGTCGATACTCTGGCAGGTGAGCCAGACAGCGGCAGACGCAAGCGCAACCCATGGCAATCAAGCTGGAGTAGCGGTTGGGAATAAGGAGCAAAGGAGCAACTGATGCTACAAGCACTCATCGGTCCTGTAACTGGCTTGTTGGACAAGTTCATTGAGGACAAAGACCAAAGGGCGCAACTCGCCCACGAAATAGCAACCATGGCGGAGCGTCACGCGCACGAAGCCGCCATGGCTCAGATCGACGTAAACAAACAAGAAGCTCAACACCGATCCGTCTGGGTCGCTGGTTGGCGACCTGCATGCGGATGGCTTTGCGCTGCCGCAATGGGCGCACACTTCGTGATCTTCCCGACAATCGCCGTCGTAGCGACGGCGTTCGGACAGACGGTCGACTTCCCAGAGTTTGACATGAACAGCTTGATGACCGTCTTGCTTGGCATGCTGGGTCTTGGCGGTCTTCGCAGCTTCGAGAAAAGCAAGGGGGTTGCGAAGTAATGCCTGACTTTGGCGACATCAAGAACATAATTGCTGCGGTGGGTGCGCTCATCGCTGCAATATCTGGTGGAGCTACATTGTCTGGCAAGTTCGGGTGGGATTGGTTCGACCGTCCTGTACTCGAATGGCACCCAGAGCAGTTCAACGTCTTCGATGGCTGGATCGACGAAGGTTTCAAGGTCGTCGTCGCACGGCAAAAGCTACGCGACGATTGTGAAGTCACTGGCTTCCGCGTGGAACTTCGCGACAGCGAGTATATCGTACACCCACTGACCCCATCAGTAGCGAAGTTTAGTGGGCCAGCAAGCGAGAACGTCGACCTATTTGGATACCGCGTCTACCTCCCTGAGATGCACGCAGAAAAGGTGGCGATTGGAGAGGCAACTCTTCTTGGCCAGATTAAGTACGCATGCCCAGAAGGCGAGCAAATCGTGACCTATCCATCTCACCCAAATCTCACATTCAATATACTAGGAGTAAGCAGCGATGAGACACATTGATGAGATCGTAATTCACTGCACAGCCACAAACCCAAGCTGGTATGCAGACAAGAGTGCGCAAGATGTTGCGCAAGAAATCCGCAGATGGCACACGCAAGAACGTAAATGGAGCGACATTGGCTACCATTTTATCGTACATCGTAATGGGGAGGTCGCAACTGGTCGCCCTGTCTCGCGTTCAGGTGCGCACGTCGCAGGACATAACAAAAATACGATTGGCGTTAGCTTGGTCGGTGGTCGTGGCGGCTGCTCAGACGACAGCTTCCTCGACAACTTCACGGAAGAGCAGGAGAAAGCACTGCGTGAACTGATCGAAGACCTAAAGAAAGACCACAAGACCATCACAAAGGTGACAGGCCACAACGACTATGCGTCAAAGGCTTGCCCCTGTTTTGATGTCGATGAGTGGTACTAGCGTTTCTTTAATATTTCATCGAGGCGGGACTGACGTTCTGCCTCGTTACTTACGAACTCACCACCGAGGGCGCTGTATCCACATTTGTCGATCCAACTATCCTCATGGCCCAGAGAGTTCAAAAGTCTTGACGTCTTCATCCAGTCAAGCATCAGAGCAACGTGCTGTGCTGTGAGGTATCCGTGAGACGTAAGCGCAGATTTAAGGATAATGTTCCACCCTTCCGCAATGCGCTCGAAGTTTTCATGTGCGTCGCCATAGTCTTGAGCGCGTTGGCCATTGATATACTCGTTCGCCTTCTCTAGGATTTCATCCCTCTTCATCGTCACGCACCTCGTAGTCGACAAGCCATTTGAACCGCATCTTCAGCGCATCAATGTCCGCCTCGACAAGACGCACATCATGCTTCCTGTTTGAAATATCTGCACGCACCCGCTTACGTTTGTCTCGCGCCTTTGCAATCTCGTCCGAATTGCGAGGTCTTGCGTCTTGCAGTTCCTCGATCCGCTCGGAGATGCTGGTCACTTCGTCTTCCATATCGTTGACGTGCTTCAGAATACTAGATCGTTTCTGTGATAGCTTCGTAAATTCTTCCAAAATATCCGTAAACTTCATGCGGTTATTCCTTCGGCAATGGCTCGTATGTTTCATAGTCTGCACAAGGGCCATTGGCTTCTTTGTCATGCTTGTCGCAATGCCACGCTCCACTAGGATGGGCTGAAGAAAAGCGGCATGTTCCGCATCGTACTGGAATGTCCATGCCTTCCCAACATACGCCACGCTTGAAGCATCCGCGACATCTCCAATCAGTCCCGTCGTCGCTGATCTTTCTGGCTTTTCCAAGGACAACACGTTCGATGCGTTCCTTGATGTGTGCAAATTCAAATTCGTCATAGTCTACTAGCTCCGCATGGTATTCGCAGTTGTTCTTATTGATGGCGATGAACAAGGTCTGCGTCATATCGGACATGCCCATCATCATTTGGACCTGCCCGAAATACTGTGGGTGAGATGACTTCACCCCATTTTTCTTAAACTTATTGAAGCTCGCATCGTTCATGGATTTAATTTCCAAGACGCGCACGATGCCATCGTCAAGCTCGACGTGGCCATCCATATGACAGACGATGTGTCCGCCCCATGCTTCGTATGTATGCTGTCTGTTTGTTAAGCCGTCTACTTCCCAGACGCGGATGTCCGCTTTCTTCTTGAGGTCTTTTACGACTTCGTCTTCGAGGATGTGGCCCAACTGGAATATTCGCTTGAGGCGAGGGTCTGGCTCCACATTAGGAAATCCGCGTAAGTTGTACGCGATTGCGGCGTCGCATGCGTTTCCGATGATGGACGCGCCGATATACTCTCTGGCTCTTTCTTCTCGTTTGGCATTGTCGTACCCTTCGTCAATGGCGAAAACGACTTCTTCTGCTGTCTTTACCTGCACTGCTTTGCCCTATTCTTGTTAGGTTGAGGGGGGCAAAGCCCCCCTCAATATGTCATTAGAACGGGATTTCGTCGTCCATCTTAGTGGGTTTAGAGGACTTGTCGGAGCTTCCTTCATTATCTGAAGCGAGCGGTTTGAAGCTCTTAATCTCCGTCTGCTGACGTTGGTTTCCATCTCTGTCTTGCCATGGTTTGCCCAAGCCAATGTAGACCTGACACTTCAGACCTACCAAAGTGGAAACATCATCTGGTTTGTCAGGGTTTGGGTGGCCCCCCGCAACCAGAAATGACTTCAACTGACGCAAGCCGATCTCAACAGCTTGCGCATTTGAATGGTGGACATTGAAGTTCATTCGAATGTCACCCGCACCATCGACGTCTTCGAAGTCTGCGACCACGCGTTTGTTTGCGCTGTCGCCGATGCTTTCGACCTTCGCCGATGTGCATTTTACTGTGTAATTACCTGTGTCCAGACGACGGGAGCCTTCGCTCTCCTCAACCTTTGAAAGGTCTAAGTCTCCAAAACCACTCCAACTCATTTTTCATCTCCTATCTTTTTGTCAGATTGAGCCGATTGATATTTCTCCCACTCGTCGTCTGGCATAGACATGCGAGACAGGAGTTCAGTTACGTCATCCACCTTTTCATATGGCTTCAGACGTTGGCGGGGATCACGAACCTTGCCGTGCCATCCGCTTGCCTCATCAGTCACGACGTAACGTGAAACCTTGGGCATACCTTGGTCGTTCTTTTCCGTCGTGCGCACACCGCACAAGACGTGGTCGAACAACGCAGGGATTTGCTTCGCCACCTTCTGGCCTTTTACAAATGGCCAATACTGGGTGACATCGTTTGCGTCTTGCTCTTCAGCAGCAAGGCAGGTGACATAAACGTGCATGTCCAGATCGCGTATCCATTTCAGGGTGCCGATCATCATCCGTGAGTAGTCTGCCCATAGCTGAAAGCCGTTGTTGTTATGCTTATGCTCGACCTCTAGGTGTTCGATCAGGCGTTCAGCCAGTTCGGTCAAGCTGTCGATGGCGATCCATTTGTAACCTGCCTTCTGAAAATCTTCAGTGGCAATCATCTTACAGATACCTCGGTAAGAATACACGCCGCCCTCTGGATCGTGGCTGCCATCCCATGAGGAGAATGGAACGTAGTCGATGTCGACGTCTTCGACAGACTTCAGTCCGCTTTCGCCTGAGATAATCAAGCCCTTTCCAAAGCGCTTTTGATAGTACCGACATTGGTACGTTTTACCGTACCCATGGTGAGCGTAGAGCAGCACCTTTGTGGGGCCATCCTTTGTAATGGATGACGTCTTGGGGAAATTAAACATGTGGGATCACCTTAATTTTCGGTTTGTCTAGCTTTCGAGTGAGAGCAAATTTCAGCTTCTCCTGCTCGCTTGTTGGAAGTTTAAGGAACTTCCGCTTGTCTACGGTCAACGACCGCTTGACGTGATCGGGCAAGTCACCTTGAGAGAATGCTTTCTCCAATGCTTCCTTGTCCCACGTCCACCGCTCAGAGCGGTTGACGACGACCTCAAAGCTGTCCGTCGACATTGCGAGTTCGCCTGCCTCTTCTGGAAAGACATACGCAATTTCTGTTTCGACTTGGGCTAAGAGAATGGTCAGAGCTTCTAGCTGATTAGACACCTCAAGGTGTTGCTTCGCTAAATCCTCCAGTGTTTTACTTCGCTCGGAAGGTTTGGGGGTCTTCTTGCCTATGCTATCAAAGACATCCCATTCATCGCTTTCGATCATATGCTCCTCCTGTGAACTCACCAGCTACAAAATCGTTTGGTGTCTTGTCACACCCACAGGTGTAGTATATATGATACAAGGTGTCAACAACATGGAGTAGATAAATTGTCTGCACGATTGAACATTGAAGCGTTGATCTGTGATCTTGGAGGAGCAGCCGAAGTGGCCAAGATAGCAGGTGTGGTGCGCACTGCCCCGTATGGGTGGGTGAAACGTAACTACGTTTCCAGTTCAGTCTTGGAGAAAATCAAAACTGCCAAACCTGACATTGACTTAGACTTATACTTTCACGAGGTGGACGATGACCAAGACAAAACTGGAGGCCGCACTTGAGTATTTGGATCGCGGCTGGGCCGTTATCCCTATCAAGGGCGACAAGAGACCCGCAATAAAGTGGGCAGATTTCCAACAGAGGCACCCGACTGAAGAAGAAGTCATAGACTGGTGGACCAAGTGGCCAGACTATGACATCGCAGTCATCACAGGTGAGATAAGCGGCATCGTCGTGGTCGACTGTGACAACGAAGAAGCCGTGGACGCATCCCAAGAAGCGGGAATGCAAAGTCCAATCAGGGTGAAGACCAAGCGCGGTCTTCACCTTTACTTTGAACACCCAAAAGATGGCATCCGTCGTGGCCCACGGGCAGGTGTGAACAGCAGAGGAGCGGACTGGCCAAAGATCAATGGCCTAGACTTCAGAGGGGACGGCAGCTATGCGCTGCTTCCCCCATCCAACAACTATGAATGGATAATACCGCCATACATGGACTGGGATGAGATGCCCATGTGGCGTGACTGGCGTCCGACGCTGAAGGAAGACCGTCTTACAGCAGACTTCACTTTCTCAAAGCTCGACCTGTCTTCGATTGATCCTCTTGATCCAGACGAGTTCATCAGTGAATGGGATCGCACCGCCAAGTATGTGATCGAACACTTCCCATCCACCAAAAAGATACCAACTGGTGCAGGCAATGGACGCAACGAGCGTGTGATGCGGTACATCAGCGAGAGTATTCTGGAAGGTTTCTTTGGGCCAGAGCTACGCGTGCGTGGCTTCGCCTTTATGAATGAGTTCTTTGAGGAGAGCCTAGACGAGCGAGAGTTCGAGGCGACGGTCCAGTCTATGGAGCAGGCTGAACGTCGTAACCATCCCGAACGCTTCGACGACAAAGGCCAGTACATATACAGCCGTGACTTGGCCCCAAAGAAAGAAGAAAACAAGAAACGCAAGCTCATTCAGATGCGGGATGCGGAGCAACTTTTAGAGGAAGCAGACGCAAAAACCTATTTGATAGAGCCGTGGCTTCCTGCTAATACAATCGTGCAGGTTTTCGGATATTCTGGGCATGGGAAATCCTTGTTCGTGCAGCACGCTGTAACGGCGTTATGCGCAGGAAGGAAATACTTTGGACCGTTTGAGATCGGTCGACCTGCACGAGTTCTCTACCTCGACTTTGAAATGGGTATGGCCACGATTGCCAGACGTCTGATGGAGATGCGCCAGATACACGGCGACACTCAAGACCGCCTGAACATCTGGACGCCATTCATCGAGGGACGGGAGATCGACTTGCAGACGCGGGAAGGTCTCCTCGATCTACAGGAATGGATCAAGTTCGCTGGCCCAGACGTCGTCGTGATCGACACCATCCGCTCTGCATACCCAGGGATGGCAGAAAATTCGGCAGACGAATGGGCCAAAGTGAACAAGCTGGCGGTCACGCTGCGAAACTCTGGTCTTGCTGTTATCCTTATTCACCACAGCAACAAGCCGTCTGAGAGTGGCGTCGGCAGGGAAGCTGGCTCAACCAACCAGTTGACCGTCTTGGAGACGCAGATCAGGGTGGCTCAAGTCTTCAGGGATGAGGAGACGGCGAAGCAAAACGCTGGCCTGTACGACAATAACTATGACAACCCCGTCTGGCCATTGCTGGAGAGCAAGCTGCCGCCAGAGTATCGTCTGTATATGGTGATGGAAATTAGGTACGGCAAAGTCCGAGAGTGGACTGATCTGCATGACCGTGTGCAATGGATTGGATACGCGGCGCACAACACAACAGACGAGAAGATCGTCGTGAGTAGCAAGTCCACCAAGCAGCGTGCAAAAGACATGGCCCTAGAAGGTCTGTCTGCTCCTGCTATTTCCGATAAGCTGCATCGACCTCTACGGTTGGTCCGTGAGTGGCTCGAACTTCGAGATACTTCTTCCTAGCTTTTATTTCTTCTGGCGTAAGGTGGCGGACTGACGTCACCTTCGCCTCTGGGAAGTGGTCTCGAACTCTATCAACTAGCTCTGCTATTTCTGGATACTTGCGACGGTTTTCCTCGACAAGTTTCTTCCGCATAAGCTCTTCGTAACGTAGCTTATCTGCGGCTATTTCTTCCTTGGTTGCCATGTTTTCTCAGAATTAAAATCGTCTAGGCGTGTGACTTTGTCACCTCGACGTTGCTGTCGTTTCACGACCGAGGCAGGCACTCCCGTGCCTGTCTCGGCCTAACGTCTCGCGACGATTTTAACTTTTCTGATGGGAAAGTCAACACCTTTGACACCTTTGGGTGTTGATTTTTAGTAGTGTTACTTATACATTTGCACCATGAACAACTGTGCGACAAGGAAATATCATGCCAAAGATGGTTCACGTCTCCGACGCGGACCTGAGTTGGCTCAAAGATAACCATCACGAACACTCTTACCACGACATGGCCAAGCGTATTGGATGCTGTGTCGACACCCTGAAGAGAATACTTGTACGAGAAGGTCTTCAGGAATTTGACGGAGCCAAGTATCAGGTTCGCACAATCGACAAAACTAAAATATGGACACGTCCCTGTATGTCTTGCGGGGAGGAAGAAGAGCGTCCTCGGTTCTGGTACTTCTGTCGTAGCTGTAGGAAAACAATGGGATATACGGAATGACCAAAGCGCATAAGCGTAAGGGCGACGCATATGAGAGAGAGTTAGCAGCATACATCAACGACGCAACAGGACTTAACTGTTCTCGCGCACCCCTATCAGGCGGGGGAAAGGTCGGGATGCACGGCACCGCAGACTTGATCGGAACGCCAGCACTATTCGTCGAAGCCAAACGAGTAGAGCGATTAAACTTTCACGACGCACTCAAGCAAGCAGAAACCAACATCCAAAAGACGAACAGCATGTGCATGCCCGTCGTCGTCAACAGACGATCCAGAATGAAGACGGGCGAAAGTCTCTGCCTCCTAAGACTTGACGATCTCCTCAAGCTCTACCGCTGTTACCTCGTCCTCAACGGCTATACAAAGGACGACCACTAACGTCTTCGATGCCATAATCCTCAAGAAAGCGAGGACATAATGGCTGCAAAGAAGAAGAAACGCTGTAACGTATCCCTTTCCGTCAAGCGCGGAGAGAAGAAACCTGCTTCTCAGGGCGCAGGTCTGACCGCAAAAGGTCGTGCCAAGTACAACAAAGCGTGCGGCTCCAAGCTCAAAGCCCCCCAACCATCTGGCGGTTCTCGCAAGAAATCCTACTGCTCACGCTCCGCTGGCCAGATGAAGATGCACAACATCAGTTGTTCCAAGACGCCAGAGAAACGTATCTGCGCAGCACGCAGACGTTGGAAGTGCTGATGGCAGACCCCAAAGACATAGCAGATGAAATCTTCAAGTGGTCTAACGAAGTTATCGAGACACCACTAGAAGTCTTCGGTGGCCTCCCCGCCTGCCCGTTTGCACGGGCGGCGTGGGAGCGACAAAACGTCATGCTTCACGTTCTCTACGACATCGACGTCATCACCGACATCAAGCTCGCCATCAACCCCTTCGCTCCCAACGTACACATCTGCGCATGGGTAGACTACGACGAGATGACAGCCGACGAGTTCCAAGCATGGATCGACCACCACAATGAGAACCATTTCGGTGTCTGGCTCATGGGCTTTCACCCAGACAGCGACGAAAATGTAATGACACCCGAGTTCGATGGCCTCGTTGAGGACGACTACGCCCTAGTTCTTGTGCAATCATTGCAACATCTGGTGGAGGCGTCTGACAAACTTCGTCGCACAAGTTACTACGACGCATTCTCACCAGAGGACATGTCATACATCAACTACCGCAAGGAGATTTACGATGCGTGGAATGAAAAAATCAGTTCGCAAAAAGCCTTCCTCTACCAAGAAGAAGAAGCGATAAACTAGGAGGCCACAATGGCAAGAATGCGTAAAGACAGAGGCGTCGTCTTCGGCACATCTGCAACATCTAGCCGCAACCAACCAGTGATGGGCGGCAACCAGTTCCAAAATGCTTCGAACGTGTCGTCGCAGTTCGGTTCATCCCTATCCCGCACCCCAGTCTACTTGGGTCGTCAACGGTCGATGCGTCGATGAAGTCACGTCAAGTCAAAACAGTCGGTCGCAAGACCAAGTCAGCCAACATGCAGCACGACATATGTCCCTGCGTCTTGGCTAACAACAAAAGGAGTAAGTCCAAATGATGGGTCGTAAAAAACCAATGCGTCGTGGCGGCGGAGGCATGCAAGCCCCAAGCCCACAGCAACGTATGCAGGCGAAGATGATGTTCGAACGCATGTCTCCCGCCCAAAAGCGCCAGTTCGCAGCAATGCGCAACGCCATGGCACAGAAGATGGGCCGCCGCTAATGTCCCTCGTGCGCAACATAAACAAGCGCAAGAGGGCAGGGACCAGTAGGCCGAAGTCGCGATCAACCGTGTCCGCAAAAGCATACGCGGACATGAAGAACAACTGGGGCAAGAAGAAAAAGAAATGACTTTCTCGTCTAACATGGAAGGCCGAGACATCGCCTCCCTCATCAACGAAACAGCATCAGCCCTTGGCGCCGACCCTGTCGACCTAGCAACCGTCATCTCCTACGAGACAGGTGGCACCTTCGACCCCATGGAAGTCGGCCCAACCACCAAGTGGGGACAGCACCGTGGCCTCATCCAATTTGGCGAACCCCAAGCCGAACAGTACGGCGCCGACTTCTCATCCGCAGACGCAGCCCTCACCTCACAACTCGGAGCCAACGGAGCCATCGTCAGATACCTCCGTCAAAACGGCTATCAAGAAGGCATGGGCATCCTCGACCTGTATTCGATCATCAATGCAGGCGCACCCAATATGTATGGCGCATCCGACGCAGCAGCGGGCGGCGCTCCAGGGACTGTCCGCGACAAGGTTACGTTCCAGATGGGCGACCATCGCACAAAAGCCTTGGCCCTGCTTGGCAACGAACACCCACAACCAGACGCCATGGCCTCTGCCATTGACGCAGCCGTCGCAGAAGCAGTCGACTACGACCCCGACGCACCCAACATCCAAGCATCAGACGCAATGAACCAAGACCCATCCGCGCCCCCTTCGGGCGCGTCTGGGCAACAAAAACAAATCGACAGCAGCGTCACCGATGCAGCCAACGAAGCCCAACGTCGTGAAGCCTACCGTGCAGCCCAAGAATTTATCTTCTCAATGACCCCGCAGCAGCGCATGATGGAGAAGCAACTTTACTACAAAGCGCAGTTGGAACAGGGAGAAGCCCGTGGCTTCGACCAGTGGTTTACCAACACGCGCTTTGGCAACTACGCCCAAGAGTATATGAACGGCGACCAAGCCTTCGTGAACCAACTCTCTGGCCCCCAACAAGTCTTGCTCCAACAACTCACAGCCAACGTCCCCCAAGCTCAGTCCTTCGCCCACTACCTGATGGGAGTATAGGACGAAACCTTGGCCCTGTTCTGATACCCTAAACACACCTTACCTCACCTGACTTCACCCAACGACGACAGAACAGGTGTGTTTTATGGACCCTCTCACAACAGGCATAGCTGCATTCAACGCCATCAAGATGGGCGTTCGCGCGGGTAAGGAAATCCATTCCCTCGGCAAAGAGATCGGGTCTCTCTTCGACGCAATCGACGACAGTCGCAAGACGCACGAAAAAAAGAAACGTCGCTCCATCCTCACCCCCAACGAGGAAGCCATGGAAACATTCATGGCCAAGAAGAAAGCGGAAGACATGGAGATACAGCTACGCGAAATCATAATCAACTCGCGTGGCCTCTCCGCATGGCAGGAACTCCTGCAAATAAGACGCGACATCCGCATCCAACGCAAGGAAGCGGAGCGCCAAGCAAAGAAGGAGCAACAAGAAAAAATCGAGGCTATCGCAATAGGCGCAACCATATTCATCGCAGCCATCGCCGTGATCGGCGTCGTCTATCTTATCTATCTCAGAAGTAAAGGTGACATATGACGTGGTATCTCGTACTCATCACACACATGATGGTCCAAACATCCAACGGACCTGCCCTCGCACAAGTCTGCCACTACAAGACGGACCCTGAACAAAAATGGGAGGACAGACGCTTTCACGTTGTCCCCCCATCCTACGTTTGCCCGAAGGCATATAAAGAAAAGTCGGCCTAAGTCTTCTTATCCTGACGTTCCAAGAGCAATCGGGCTAAATGCCCGATGCTCTCTGCTCTTTGCTTGATCGTCATGCGATGTGGCCTTCTCTCAGCATCCATCGCAATCACTTCTGCTGCTCTAACGATCTGGTCGACAATCTTCTTGTCCTCATCATCCATCACAACAGACCTCCCAACCAAGACGTCATGTACTTCATCGCCTTTGGCCCCACCGAAACACCCTGCGTGTTCTTCGTCACAACGCCAATGTGATCCAGTGTTTCCAAGTTTCTGGCGAGTGTCGAACGCTTGATGTTCGTCTCGTCTTCAAGCTCACTCAGCGTCAGCTTGTACTTTTTTTCGCTGTTTTTTTCCAGCGCCTTCAGCACCAGTATCGCTACTGTCACTTGCTTGCGTGTCAACCTGTGCATCGCCCTGCTCCCGATCTTGCACTCTCATTACCGTGTTCATAGTCCAACCAGTGCTATTCAATGCACCTTTCAAATTGTCCAAGACCAAGACTGCGCCCTGCTTATTCAAGACGTTCTCGGTAAACACGGTCTCAACGCCCAGTATCTGCTCACCGTTCTTCACGACATACAGATCACCAACGTGTACCATCTTTGGCTGCTGCTGCTCTTGCTGCTGTTCATTCGCCTGTGACATTATCCAACTCCTCTTTCGTTTCATGGATGTCGACCCTGCAATCAATCAGGGCGTCTAAAATTTCCTTCAAAAAGTTTTTCACATAAGGAGACTGACTGTCATCGCACTCCCTTTGCGCAGCTTCGATGATGTTATCCAAGATGTTATCCATCTCGTCCAAGTCCTCTTCATTTGCGACGACCTGAAAGTTTACTCTTATTATGTTACTCACTGATGCACTCCATCATTTGTATTGTTGACACTACAGGTGTCTGCGACGTCTGTAAACACACCATATTTTGTGCCAAAGTGCGTCACAAAACACCCCTGCTTTGTTGTAGTTGTCAAAAGTCTACACACCTGAAACATTCCAAGACGTTACAGGTGTGTCAATGTGTCAGGATTTTGTGCCATCAGTCCCTTGGTAAGGGTACTGTGGCACAAACAAGATGCTGTGTTAGCTCAGTGGTAGAGCGCGTCCTTGGTAAGGACGAGGCCGCGAGTTCAATCCTCGCACACAGCACCATTACTCCCTCAACAAAAATGCGTGTGTCAATTATGTGCCACGCACACCTAGAAGACCTATCGTGTCCTCAAGGTGTGACGGCGCAAGATGACTGTAACGCATGACCATTGACAGTGAACTGTGGCCAAGCAAGTCAGCCACCGCTCTTAGCGACGCGCCCCTCTGCACCAGTAACGATGCAAAGGTATGACGCATATCGTGCGGCCTAAAGTCTTCAATGGCTGCACGTCTCGTGGCCCTGTAGAAATAGTCATAGAAACCATCTCTATGCCACATGACCCCTGCGGGGTTCGGGAAGACCAGACCTGTACCTCTCTCCCCTATGGCTCTGGCAGCGTCGTCGACTAACGGCACGGCTCTGAACCGCGTCTTGCCCGACGTTCCCTTTCGCGTCCCAAAAGTTGCCCGACCATCCACGATGTCGGACCACTCCAAGCGAAACGCTTCGCCCAGTCTCGCCCCTGTAAAGAACAGGAACGTGACCAATCCTTGTATGTCTGGCTCACAACATTCGATGAGCGCATCCCTCTCATCTTCATCAAGCCAACGTGTGCGGCTGTCGTCGACCTTCGGCTTCTTCAACCGCAATTCTGGCACATCCAGTCCCATGTCTCGTGCATGGTTCAGCATGGCCATGATGCTGTTGATCTCCCGCTTCACGGTCGACGCTTTGTTCCCACGACTATTCACCCACAGCATAACGTCGGCAACAGTCAGCGCATCCAGACGTCTCCCACCCGTGGCCTTATCAAAGCGCCCCAGTATTCCCACATCTGTCTCGCCAACCTTGTTTGGCCTGTCCAAGAACAGCCTAATCGCCTGTCCCACAGTCACACTCGACGTCGCGCCCTTCTCAAGACGTCCGTCTAGTGCATCCCTAAGTATCCGCCCCATGGCTTCTTGCGCATGTGGCTTCATACCCCGACCAAATCCAGTGCTTTTGCGGACGCGTAGTCGATCACCAGTTGGCGTGACCACGGTGCCACTCACTTGCCAAACATCATTGCGTAGTGTCAGTCGTAGTGTCATTCCTCTTCTCCGCATACAAACGAGCGAACGGATCAGGCTCAATAAAATTGGCGTCCCAATCCTTGGGCAGCCCACCTGTCATCATCATGTATCCGTTGTCATCAATCTCGTCGAACTCCCTATGCAGACGATGGATGAGTTGTGCGCGTGAATTAACATTCAGTTTCCTAAACATCCCTCTCACATGCACCTTGGCCGTGTTGATACTCACGCCCATCCTGTCTGCAATTCCTTGGTTGTCAGCCCCTCGCATCAGCATTTGCAATGCGACGTGCTGCTTCGTAGTGAACTTGTGCAGCACGCTCTCAAGGTGGACTTGTGTTTCCATTGGCGAGACCTCGCCGCTTGTGGAAGCGTCGTGTGCTTTCGCCATTAACGCACCAATTATTTGATCGAGCTTCCACTCGATCCGATCCAGTTGTGTTGTCATTTGCATCCCTAGTTCCGTGAGTGTTTCTAGTTATATTTATTTCATCACGGGAACACGGTGGCCCGCAGGGTGGACTGCACCAGTTGGTAACTGATAGCCCACACTCGGACGAACTATATGCCTCGTGTCTCATGCCGCTCCTCATGTTAAAGGTGGCACACCCTATGCCACCTGTATCATACGTTATACACACCTATCACACCTGTCAATCACATAAGTTCGTCAAACTTATCAACGATTGCGCTGAACTCCTCTTGTGCGTGCTTGACGGTTAAGTCGCTGAACTGTTTGTATGTACCGTCTGGCATCTTGACCGATGCGACCATACCCTTGCGCCCAACGGCGATGTAATATTTCTTCGGGTCTGAGCGCACACCAATGAGGTAGTATTGATATTCGACTATCTCTTTCTCATCAGCCCAACCACCTGCAAGTTTGTCCATGCCTTTGGCGGATGGGTTCACACTATCCACACGCTTGATCCAGTATGGCTTGAAGCTCCCCCGACGTTTCTTCTTGGGCGCAGACGTCTTGGCTTCCCACTTGTCTGCAAGACCAGAGCCATCTAACTCGTTCCCGATCCGCAAGACGACCTCTTTCTTCTCCGCCTCATCCATGGCCTTGAACAGGCGCATCACAATATTCACAGCTTCCATCTTACTCATCCTTATCGCTTGCTAAATCTGTCCCATGCGCCAGTAACACTGGCGCAATGTGTCCCTTGATGAACCAACCCTCGCGAACTGATCCATCCTCGTTGATCGTGAACGTGTCGTTCCCGAACTTGCCGCCGCTATCCTTCACGGCTTGCGTCACCACGTCGGCTATCGCTTTCAGCTTCTCGTCTGTGTTCATGGCTTTCTCTCATCGCTATCAATGCGCCCATCCACGCTGATGAACCGACGCTTCTTGTCGTATGGGTCTTCGTGCATGAATGCCTCTTGCATCATCAGACTGACGTGCTTGCGCACCGTCGCACCCGACATGCTGCCCTTGCTTATCAGCCCTGCACCCTCGACCACGTCGAGCATGTAGCCAGACACAACATCGACCAACATGTCCCACTCCTTGCGGCTGTACCCCGCATAGTTTTTCTGGGGCTTATCGGGCGTCGGCAACTCACGACAACGCATCAGCACCTCATCCACCTTGGCCTTGCTCAAGGCACTCGGCGTCTGTATGGCAGGCACACGCTTGGCATAGTCCGCATAAGACGTGGCAGGCTTGGGTGTATACTTCTGTGTATACGTCTTGCGTGGGGCAGTAGGCTTGGCGGTCGGTGCCTCACGCTCAATTCCGTAGTCTGCGAGCTTGCTTCCTGCGATCTTGTTCACAACATCATTAGCTTGCTTGGTCATACTCTTCTCTCTCCTCTGGTAAAGTTTGCGTGCGAAAGAACCCCTGATATTGGGGGTGTTCCCACATGAATAGCCGCGAGTAATACGGCGTGTAATTATTCGACATCTTGAACTCCTCACCTGTGGTCTCCACGTCTGTGTGCCACCTGATCCGCTCAAAGATTGCCTTGCTGCTGTACTGGTCATGCCCTCTGGCAATCACCTCAAACGTGAACCGCTTGAACAACTCGTAAATGTGCGGGTTGTCCTTGTGATACATCCACCACTTGTGCTTGATGCTCTGGCTCATGCTGCCACCTCGTAGTCTGCCAACCACTCTGGCTGTTCACGCTTTGTCCACCTGTGCAGGTGACGCTTGTCGCATGCGTAGTACCAACGATAAGACGCAACGTGACACGACATGTCACCACGATGCTCGTCATACGGCACCTTGTACTCGTCTGGGATGCAGCGCGGCGGATTGCGCCAACCATTCTCTGGCAACAGACGCGAAGCCAGTCCAAGACTTGGCAGCAACTGCATCGAAGCGTGCGCTTTTCCGTACCGTTTGATCCACTCATCGGCCAACGCAACCGCATGGTCCCAACACCACTCGTAGTGCGACCGACTGGCCCCAACCCACAAGGTCATGGGGTGACTGACGTGCGTGTCTCCATACCCACCGACGAACCCGTACTCACGGGCCGACGTGGACATCATCTGACAACACTCAATGAGTATCTTCCCGACGTGCTTGTCCGCATAGTAACGCGCAGCCTGATCGGGATCGTCGTGCAAAAAGAATATGTTCATATGTCTAACTCCTCACATATGGCTTTGATGGATTGATAATCAGCGTGGCGCACATTGCGCTCACGCACTCTCTTGGACACTGCCAACCAGAACTTCATGTCCTTGCGTGGATGCAGGTGCATCCATGCAGTTCGCACTGTCCACCTCTTGACGCGCGGCCTATACCGCACGGTCAATCAGCTTGCTGTGGTCCAACTCGACACGCTCACCAAGAAGTATCTTGGAAAGCTGACCCATCACCTCACCCTCAAGATCGCTGATGCGGTGGACCACGACGTGATTGGTGTAGAAGTGATTGACGGCCTCGCTCTGGATGCCAATGCCCACGATGTCTGTGCCACTGTCCTCAATGTCACTCACGACACGACGCAGGTGGTCACGCATCTTGACCATCGAACTCATGGCCGCAGGATACCCATCGCTCAAGACCATCATCACCTTGCGCTTCTCGGGTCTGTCTTGCAGCCTGTCGAACGCAAGCTGCACAGCCTCGCCGTCCGTGTTGTCACCAATGGCAAGGTCAACCATGCTTGCGATGCTGCCCTTGGCCTCGAACAGACGCTCGTTGAACTGCTTGAACACAGCCATGTTGAGCGGCTGCAAGCGACCCCACTCGCGCTCCTCGTCCTTGCCGACAATCTCATCCACACGCTTGCGAAGCTCTGGATGTATCTCGCCGTAGAAATCATTCACGAAGCCAAGCATCTCGTACTTGATGCCAGTGCGATCAATGGCCTCGGCAATGGCGATGGCACACTGACGTGCAGTGTGGATCGGCGTGCCTGACATGCTGCCACTCAGGTCAATCAGCAAGCTGACCGCCGTGTCCATGTCCTGCCTGTCAGTGCGCACCTTGAACACATTCTGGCGACCCGCAACCGCAGCAGTCAGACGCTTGGTGTCAAGACGTCCATGCTCTTTGGCCACGTCCCAATCTCTCGTCTGCTTGGAAATCAGCGCACGCTCCAACTTACGACGCAGCATGTTGATGGTGCCGCTCATGCTCGCAAGCACCCTGTCATACACCTCGGCGTCGTACTTGCTCATAACGTAGTGGCCAAGATTGTATCGCTGCTTGCGACCATACTTGCTTGGCTCGTCATTGCGGTGCCACCAACGGTCAAACTCTGTCGACAGCACACGATAGCTGCCACGACCTGTCCCTGTCAGCG